TGGCGTTATAAGATGGACCACTAGAACTAATAACGTCAACATAGGAACTGATACCTGCAGGAAGTGAGGTACCTTCAGGAACGGACCTAGTAACAGCCGGGCTATAATATGTTGGAGTGCCATTGCCTAGAATTGCCACAGTTCCATACATATACTCTGACATTAGATCTTGAATGTTCATCTTCTCAAGTTGCCATCTGGCAGTGGTATTTGCTACCCACACTTCCTTAATTGCCCGACAGTTATTAACCTGAACATTCCATCCACCTATGTTAAGATAACTATAGTTAATTGCCCAAGATTTTTGTGTCTCAGAATTTCTATCTAGAAACTTACTTCCTTCATTAATGAAGAAGTCAGCAAGGTCTGTGTTTTCCTCTGCCAGGTCATTCCTTCCTGATAAGTCACCTAGAGTCTGTCTGATCTGTGTTAAGTTCATTTAATCACCAGTCCGTTTAAAATTTAAACAAACTGGGGCCAGCCCATTCTGACCCCAGCCTGTTGGTTGGCGGGAGAACTACAAGTTATTATCCAGACCAACACCATTCAGGACCGCGCATTTCTGCGGCAGTCCAAACTCAAGACCAGCTTCAGTCAGGAACTCCTCATTAGTTCCATCAACCCTACGCTGCCCATAACCTTCAGGATGTAACTTGGTTGATGCTTCACCGTAGAACTGAGTATCATCAATGTAGCGATAGCCAAGTTCTTTAGGCTCAATAATAAGCATCATATTCCGAGTGGTTGCATCATAAGAGAACAGCGGATGAGTCTTCATCATAATAGACCCAAAAGGCGTAACCCATTCACGGAACTTCATACCGTAAGCAGTTTCACCTCCAGTAATATTATACTGAGTATTTGCAGCTACTGCACTCTGAATACCGAGCAGCGCACCAGAACCGCATAGAGCCAATTTATCCTCTGCACCATATCTGAAGATTTGCTCAAGCATAACATTCATCCAGTCAGCCCCACCTACAGTCCAGTCTGAACCAGAGTAGTCAGTGTTCAGAGTATAATCATTACAGTTGAGCGGCGCATACTCACGAATGAAGTTAATGACTCCCTGAGTAGTCCTCTCAGGTTTACCATTATCTCCAATGCCCTCAGTCTTCACTCCCCAGAGGAAAGCCAACTCCATTTCCCACGAGTGCATTTCCAAACACTCAGCCTTTGCCTTCTGATAATCATCAGGAGTACGCAGCTGAGTCTTACGTGCAGTCCTAGTGATGGACAGAGCAGAGCGAAAAATCTGAGTGTAGTTATAAACCTTGGTCGGATTCAGAGCAATCGCATCAGGCATTTCACCACCTTCAGGATTGATGTTACCAATGATCTTGAACGTATCGCAATCACTCAGATCGTGAGTAGAGGAATTATCATCCGCTTCAAGCAATTTAACTGCAAGAACAGAGCTAGTAGTTCCTCTCGTAACTCCAATGATTTTACCAACTACGTCCACTGCATAGTCACTAGCATCCCTCAAAAGGATCTGATGACCTTCACGAATTCTCATTGCGAGTGTCGTAGTAACTACCACATAAAGAACAGTTCCAGCAACTCCACCTGAAGTATATGCAACAGAGAGGTCAGGAAGAGTATATACACCAGAAACGGCGCCACCAACTGCAGTCATTTCCTGAGTCCACCAATGAAACTGTGGATCATTAACCTTCTCACTCCCCATCATGGAGAGAATGGCAGTAAGCGGTGCTTGACCGTTAGGATAAAGTTTAAGAATCTGCTGACGCCAATTAAGGGGTCTCTGATCAGCTACCCAATCACCTGTACCACGCATACCTAAAAACATATTTAAGTCTCCTATATTGAATAAGTTTGTTTAAAAATTAAACGATCTATGCCGCAGCCACAACTACTGTTGCAGGACTGAGGGGTAAGTATTCCAGATACCAAGCAATTACTCCCGTCCTAGCTGCAGAACAAGTAAAGACTACTGTTCCTGGAGGAAGGAAGTAAAAGGCCGAGTTAAAAGTTGCCGTCGCTTCATTAAACCAAAGAGCTCCAGCAGTTGTAGGTGTCAGTACTGGGACTGTACCTGCAGCTACAGTGTTAAATGAATAGAGTGTCCCAGCTGCATCACTGTCAATAGCTACAGTTGTTGAAAGAGCTGTAGTACCAGATGGTGTAGTGGTTGTAATGTTAAGCGTGCCATTAGCCGCTCCACCAATAACTGTAGTTACAATTCCAAATATTCGTGCGTAGATAGGTCCACCAGAGATAGTATACAATGAGTCAGCCCCATTAAGTACACTACCATCAGCTTTCAATACACACTTTCGCTGCTGAACGCCGTAGCCGACGTTTGTTAACCCATGAGTTACTGCCTGCTTAGCATATGCCATAAGGGATTTGGTCGTCCCTACAGCAGCAGCTGCATCTGACTTATTACCAACTACCTCGTTAAGCCAAGAATTAGCTGTAGCATCAGCAGAGGCAGGTTTTAATGCACGAAGAATATTCATAAATGTCTCCTATTATCCAGCTGTAGTTGTAGGTGCAAGAGTAGTATTAGCTCCAGCAGCTACATTAGCAATTGAATGCCATTGCTTACCATCACTATAAAGTAACACTCTATCACCTTTACCATTAAAAGTTATGTTTGTCCAGTTTTCACTATCGCCTGCATGAGCAATAGTTACAGTCTTCGCACTATTACACAGTCTTGCGACGAGTGCATAGAAGCGCCCACTTGCCAATGACACAGGAGGAAGTGTGACAGTGTAGCTATCGGTCGCTATTGTAGCTGTGACCCTTACGACTTGATCGTAAGTTTTCATAGTATAAGCGGCCGTAAGGTCTACATATCTGTCTGGAATTCCTTTGTGTTGATCACTACGATTTTCAAGCATAGAACCTCCTTAAGAACCGGTCACAGAGTTCGTATGCCAGCACATGCCATCGCTATAAGCAAGTACTCTATTACCTGTAACGGTTAGAGAGATGTTTGACCAACTTTCTGCATCACCTCTACTTGCCACAGTAATAGTTGTTGAGTTAGCAATTGTCGCTACGATTGAGTAAAAGCGACCCTTAGCCTCTGCAACCGGTGGAAGATAGACTGTGTAATTCCCAGTTGCTGTTGCAGCACTAGCCCTTACTACATAATCGTAAGTCTTCATATAATAAGCAGCAGTAAGATTAACGTACTTATCTACTACTTGTTTGTGCTGATCATCGTATCTTTCAAGCGTCATTAAGTTACCTCCTATTAAGAACTTCATTCATAGCATCTATATCCGAAAGTAATGGATCAGATGGTTTATTAGACGGCGTCGGCCGCTGTTGCGATCGCTTATGAGGAAGTTTAGGAACGTCCTTCTTTTCCTCAACTACTTTGTCAGGTTTCTTTAAATTCAATCTCTTTCGAGTTTCCACCTCCGATTGTTTTAAGAGTTTATCATATTCCCAGTCAGGATGACTTGCTGCGATTTCATCGAAGACTGTAGACACGACCTTTTTAAATGGTTGAAGATCGACATTTTCCTTATAGAATTTCTCTGATGCTCGACGAAGATGTTCAATCGTAACTATATTTGTCTTGACAACTCCAGGTAGTTCATTCCTAAGATCCTGAGCAGTCTTAACAACTTCCTTTCTATTCATCTCGAGACCTTTAAGAAAGACTCGATTAAGTAATTTGTTAAGAGCTTTAGGATCATTTAGTAATTCATCAACATCTTCATCTTCAATAAAGTTAATCTCCTCAATTTTTTCAGGTTCTTCAGTTGGTTTCTTAGAGAGGATTTCATTAAGTTTTGACTTAAGTTCTTCCTGTTCTGCCTTTAGTTTACTGATCTCAATAGTGCGATCATCTTCTGGTTCAGATGGTGCATCTGTAGTAGGTGCATCAGTTGAAGGAGATTCAGTTCCTGGAGAGGATGTAGTAGTTACTGACTCAGTAGTAGGTGCATCTGTCGATGGCGAATCAGTAGCAGATGTGTCATCTGCTGAATCATACATCTTTAACATTTCATCAATTTGATCTTTCACGTCTGACATAGTAGTTCTCCCATTAGATTGTTTAAAATTTAAACGGTCTTGTTATTATCTTCAAGAATTTGAAGAAATACATTTGGCAAAGACAATAAATAATCTACTGCATTAGTTCTTCCATTAATATCTCCTATGTGGAGCATCACTGAAGCCGTCGATGGGTTAGAGTCCTTGGCCTCATCTGTGAGATTTGTCAGTTCATTAACAAACTCTCTCTTCCACATAAGTAGTTCGCGGCGGATATCTTTCCATAGCATCGAGGAAAGGAATTCCTCTATTTGATCTTTAGTAGCGTATACAGTAACTTGTTTGCCCATTAGAACACACTCCCCATAGGAATCATATTACCAGCGCGAACTTGATTCTGGACTTGGATATCAGGCATTGATACTGCCTGGGTCTGATTAGTGATTCGTTTAAAGTCTTCTACATTCTTCGCTCCAAGCTGCTGAGCGATGTAGGTGAATATCCGTGTAATGTCGAACTGTTGGAGCAACTCAGGAGAGGTTCCAATAGTCTGGAATAACTGAAGCCACGACTCAGAGAAATTTGACCCAGGGATTGACCCGTCCCTGACGATCAAATCGTAGTTGATTGCTAGATCGTAGGGAGTTACTCGTGCCCGATGGCTGCCGAATTGGGCCGCTAGTTCTTGTGCATAGTTTCCTGTAATAGACACATATGTCTCTTGGGACATGTACTGTTGAGTATGGGAAGCAAACATCGTACCTATGTCCTGCATAAACTGCATACCGATTATCATAGCCATCCGTTGCAGTCGAGAAGTTGCGCTTCCACGAGTACCTTGAAATTCGCTTTTTGTTAATCTCTCCGGCCCTCCCTGTCTGAGCGCACCCTGCATAGACTGATCAGCACCACTAATACGATCCATCCACTGAGTAATATATCCAGAATCCGCAATGTTAGACCTCGTTATATCCGAGATAGCGAGTTGCTGAACCACCTTGTCAACGCCACGACCCCAAGCCGGACGCCGTAACCTAATGAGCTTCCCAGGTTCAGGGTCCTTAAGATCATTAATATTAACAAGATAGGGATCAACAATAAGCATGTCATTAATAGCCTTACGTACATTAGAGATATGACTATTAAAGAGAAAGTCAAGCGTGTTTTGTAGCCCATAGAGAATCTCCATTCGACCTATAGGAGTTATTGAATAGCCGTCATATTCAGGAGACATGTCTGCTATAGGATACATTCCGTGGTTATGATCTGCTTTTTCTGCCGTAATGACTACGTCATCTCCAGCTAGTCTGAAGAACCATTTCTCAGGATATTCACTTGATCCGAGTTCCCAGTCTTTTGGAATTAGGGTAATGTACATAGAGATTATATCAACTGGATTGGTCGAAGTAGTCATTGACCTAGCAAGATCAGCTGATCCTCCATGTCGAGTATTACGTTCACTTTGGTCGAGTGACAAGGTTGATTTTTTATCTTTCTTGTGTTTAAGATACTTTACATTAAATAAATCTGAGTTATTTGAATTCTCAGCAGATAACAAGTTCATGTAGTTATCTCGTTCAACCCATCCTACAAATTCTCCCTGCTGGACATTATCACTAGATACAGATGGATCAGGCAGCCACATATAAGGGTCGATACTGGTTAGGTCATTCCCTTCAAAAATTAACGAGTCAATAAATGTTACATCATTTTCTACCTGCTCACCAAGTTCAGTATCTAACACTATTGAGGACTTGATAGGTTTTTTACCATAGGTTGAACGCCATCCTGGAATCCCAATTCCTACACCATATGATAGAGAATCCCTCATTATTGTGTGGAGAGCGAGAGGAACTTTATTTTTAATACAGTGCATTTTTACAACCATTTCCAACAACATCGCTCCGACCGTGTCATTAGATTCAACACCCTCATAGCGAAACATAGGGTCTTGAAAAAATGCCA